TCCAGTTAAATGTGGTTAAAGTTAAAATCGCTAAAGCGTCTGAGGAAGCAATGCAGGTGGCGGAGTTAAATTGCTGCCAAGCTGTGCTATTTGGATCAGAATTAACCGCTTGTGCAAGTATATCTAAATCCGCCATAAGAGCTACGGCGGAAAAGAATTGTTGCCGAGAAACTGTCTGCGTCATCTTTTACGCCTTTACCTAACGTCTTATACCACATTATAACATCATTGGTTTGCTTGATAAGTTCCACTAAATACAACAACAGCCCCACTTGCACTAGTAATCCAGCCATTATTATAAGCAAACGGAACCATTGAATTTGTTCCGCCAGAAATAGTCCCTTGAAGACTATTACCCGAACTATAATCTCTCCCCGGAAGAACTTGATTTGGCGCATTATTAGAGCCAACTGCAGTATATGGCAATGAAATAGACAATGTTCCTATAGTCGGAGCCGAAGAATAATTTATTATTAACGCTAGGGTTATCGTTACAGTCCTACCAACTTTCGACACAGTGGCATAGTTTATCGTGCATGATGTGCCGCTTCCAGATGAAAACGTGCAAACAGGCGTCCACGAAGGATCTGCAGGAACGATAGCATCTACAGTTTGATTATTATTAGATTTTGTTCCTGTCTCGCAGGTTGAAATATTTCCAGTATTACAATTATTCCCTGAGAAAGAGGAATAGGTTTCATAAGTCGCATCTATAGCAGTTGTGGCATAGCCATCAAAACTATTGCCGGTATAAGCACTGCGATATTGATTTGAAACACCGCCGCTTATCCCAAGAAGCATTTGGGCAGTCGCACTTTGACCACTGGTATTCCAAAAGTTATTAGCACTAACTACAGATGTTCCGCAGCCATTTGCGTAATATCCGTATTTTGAATTCATTATTCTATTGCCAGTGACATTAACATTATTAGAAGCATAGCAATAAATTCCGTAATTATTTGCGTAGTTTGCTCCACCAAATATCTGCGTACCACCTGTAATATTTACGCCTCTGGAAGAAAGAACCTCAATGCCATAAGTCGTGCTTCCGGTATAAGCAGGTGCAAACCAACCATCGTCAATTGTTACTGCGCCACCCGGAGTCCCCGGCACACTATCCACGATAATTCCTGCAGTGCTGTATGTATCATGCACATTATTGATAAAATGAACGTCATACGCATTACCAACATTACCGTTGTAATATGCTCCAATATCAACATTCGCAGAACTTGCATTATCTAAGAATATATCATTTGCCGTCTGCCCAGCACTCGTCGTGCTATTATTTATATAATAACCATAAACAGTAGAAGCAGTTCGTCCAGATACTCCGGGAGCCGGATATTCAAAAGCAAAGGTGTCTTTCAAATAAGTTGAATTTGCTGGATAAGCAGTATCAATCCAGAATAAATAAATTTTATTCGCAGATGAACTTCCGGGAGATGTTGATAATGTATAGATTGAGTCACATTCTTTGCAATACGCGCTAAATGTCTGAAACACGTAATTATATTGAGAATTAGCAACTGTAATATTTTTAAAATCTCCAGTGCTGATATTCTGAAAAACAATACCTTTAGAATTAACAGCAGGTGTCGCCGCAGTTCTTGTGAATACAAATCCGCCAGTGATGTTAAGGTATGAGGGGCTAACGCTAGAAGAAACAGTTAAGATCGTGGCGCTGGCGCTTGAACAATTAATGTTTGTCGCAGATGAGCCTCCTGCCGTTATCCCAACCCAAGCCGATCCTTTAATTGATAATGTCCAGTTACAAGTTGAGGAATTATAATTACCAGCTGAAAACTGAACCGTTCCGCCATTCACAATCGAATTTGTTGCAGCTTGAATAGCCACACCACTATCATTAACTCCCGTAACATCCGCACCCCACCATTCGGGATAAACTGTAGATGTTGCAGATAAAACGGGACCCGTAGAACTGCCCATAGTAATTTGGCTACCAGAAAATCCGCAGAAAATCTGTTGACCCGGAGGTGCTACAATCGCACCGTTAATTTGGAGCGTGTAAGAAGCAGATTGTGTAATACATCCGCCTTTTTGCACAACAAGCGTAACATTCGCAGGAACGACAAGATTTGCTGTAAGCGAGGAAGTGCTGTTTACAACTGCTTGCGTTGCTACAGATCCATAACTTGTAATGCTGGTATTAAAGTTTGACCCAACAACAGTTCCACCTCCGCTACCTGACCCACAAGCGCCGCCCGCATCTACAAGGTTGCCGCTGGAGTCAATGCTGACGCAATGACCGTTTGTAAGCGAACCATTTGTTGTGCCGAAAACTGTAGTATTTCCAGAACGAGAAAATGATGTAAGCCCTGTGCCGCCATTAGCAATAGGCAGATTTCCTGTAACCATAGAGCCGAGATTAACACTACCCCACGTCGGAGCGCCTGTAGCGTTCCCAATTAAAACCTGTGCAGCGGTGCCGTAAGGTAATCCCGCAAAAAGGCCGGAATTGTTATATTGAAGTTGCCCGTTTACACCTCCGGGCGATCCGCCACTGCCGCCAGCAATAACCCAATTACCGGTCGAACTTACTGTGCCGAGGTTATACCAAGTTCCGTTAATGTTTGCGCCGAAAGGATAAGGGCTCGAACCTGTGTTCTGGATGCCCCAAGTCATTTGATTATATTGAGAAGTTTGAGCAAAGGCACCATTTACCAGCAACAATGCAAACAACACGGTAAGAAGGTTCATGGTGCCTTTATACATATCAAGCCTCTTTTTTAACAGGAGACACAGAGTTCACTGATGAAGATTTAGGCTTTGCAGTTTCCGCCAATTCCCTCTGTGCCTTTAATTCTGCAAGTTGCGTTTTTGCGAGTTCCAATTCCACAGCCTTCCGGTCGAGTTCGGCTTGCAACTCATCTTCACGGGTTTTAAACGCCCCGGGCTCACCTTTTGTAATAAAGTCGATTTCCTCTTTCGCGTCTCCGACAACAATCGGAACCTGCTTTTTCTCATCTTTATACCCGACAACTTTCGGATATTCAGTAAATTTATATTCTGGAAATTCCATATTTTCATAAACACCGAGATAAGGTCGAACTTTAGCCATTTACTTGCTCCTTAGAGGGAAAGGAGGGGGCAATATGCCCCCTCTTTAATGCTTAGATGATGTCTGCAACTACAACCGCCCACTCAGGACGGACCCAGACGTAACCATACAGAACGTCCAGACGTGTGATGAACTGGTCCGACTTAATGTCAAAGCCTGTCACCATACGCATAGAAACCCCGTCCATACGTTCTCTTGCAGTTTCCTGCATGTTTTTAGGCAGTTCAAGATCAGCGGTAGCCATCGTGACTGCATCTGGAATGAACGCAAGGTTTTTACGGTAAACCGTTGAAGCCAGCGTCATTGGGGTGATAGCTGCACCGTTTGCAGGGCTGCTATCAACCGTCTGATACTGCACAGGCGAACCACCGGAAGGCGGAACGATTGCAGGGTAGATCGAAAGGCTCGTTGCGCCGGTCGCAGCATTCGCCGTAACAACGAACATCTGCAACTGACCTATAGAAACTTTCGTGATGCGGTTGACAGCGTTCACGCCAGCGATCTGGATGATGTCGCCTTGGTTAAGCGGGCCAGAAAGTGACGTAACAGTCAGCGTTGTGCCGGTCTGGTTTGCGCCGTTCACTGCAGGGCTGGAATAAGCACCCGTCGTGTGCTTGATAACCGTCTGGTCTTCGAACCAGTCGAAGCCAATCGCGTTATAAACTTCACCCTTACGATACTGCTCAGAAATCTCTGTCGCTGGGTTCAACAGGCCAGTTAAGTTCTGGACTGTTCTTGCCATCGTGACAGGATCAAGGATGAACTTGCGGGAGTCGGTAGGAGCCGAACGCAAGCTCAACAGTGCTTTTGCCTGTAAGAATGTGTCCAGCGTAGGACGAAGCAAGTTACCAGCAGCGTCAAAGTTACCGACCAAGTTCGAAACACCTGGCTCTGCACCTGACATCACGTCTGCAGCGACAGCGCCGACGAGGTTGTTTACAGCTGGCGCAAGAATGCGTTTGGAATAGTCGTCCAAAGACATCGTGCGTTCAACGCTGTTAAACGAAACGTCAACGCCTTTTTGTGTGGCGAGGGTCAGCGTGGTGCTGGTTTCCGCCGTATCTTGGATCTGCGCTACAGGGCCGGTTCGGACCGTGTAGTCATTCGGCAGACGGATACGCAATGACTGACCAATTTTCGCACCGGTCACAGCAAACTGATCGTCATACTGCGTGTCGATATGCTGCAGGAAGGAGTTGGTGTTTACCCAGAGACGCACGGCCTCACGGGTAATCATGTTAATTGTTAAAATTGAGTTTGACATTTCTAAGTCCTCTGGGTTACGCGCTCAAGGCGCAGTTGTCTTGTCAAAACACAAAGGGAGTCCTTTGTTCCTTTGACGGAGCCTGCGACCGTCTCTTGACAGGCAACCCAGATCGCTTACCCTGCGACCAGCAAGGGGAGGACGTTGAAGGTGTCCTCGCCTACCTTTTGCGCCGAGCCAAAGCCTGCTCATTGCGAAGCCTTGCCCATTCTTCCATAGAAATGTTCGGGTCGTCAAGTGAAGCCGGTGCAGTTCCAATACCTTGCACCTTCGGAGAAATCGGCGGCGGCGCGGATGTTACTCGTCTCGGTGCGGTGACTGCTGATGCCAACTTGGCAACTGCCACAGCCTGTCTGGTGGGTGGAAGGAGTGCAATTCTGGCAGCCTCATCAGGATTTTTAGCCAGATGGTAGAGGACTTCGTGTGGATTTCCGCTTTCAATCGCGGCTTCCGTAAGCGAAGTTGGAATTCCACCAAGGATCTGAGCCATGTTATTAAGCTGCGGAGCCCAATCGCCATATTTCGTCAGCCCTTCATTCCAGATTTTGTCCGTCGTATTTTTCCATTCATTCTGCTTTGCCAGTTCCTGCGCCTGACGATAAATTTCCATCTGGACTTGACGGGGATCAACACCGCCAGCAGACTGCTGGGTATCATATTGTGGTGCGTATTGTGGAGCCTCCATAGCTTGAAGGCGCTCTTCAAGTTCGCGCTTTTGACGGGTCAACTGGCCAATGCGATCCAGCAATCCCTGCGGGGGCTTGTTCTCAGTCTCAAGACTAACAGGTGTCTCTTGCGGTGCTTCTTGCGGGGCCTCAACTGCGGCCTCTACAACTGGTGCCGCTACTGGAGCTTCCGCAGGTGCAGCTCCCGTCTCGCCCTCGGCTTGACGGTTTATGGTGTTGTAAAATGTTTTCATGTTAGGCTCCTTTACCTTTCTTCATTTGCAAGACGCCCTCACGCCCTCGACGTAACGTCGCATCCTTGATTAAAGCATCATGGATTTCATCTTTTAGCACATCTTCTATATTTGTTGTAAGCATTTGTGCAAGTGTAGCCCGCGCAGCGTCAAGATAAAGAGGCCAGCAAGATTTCACATAATCTGCCCGTGTGCGATTTTCCTTGTAGAATTCGTTACTTTTTGAGGCCCAGCTTTCATAGACCTCCTCCGCCATTTTCTGCGCGGTTTCCGCGATCATCTTATGCGCATGGGCTCCCTTACCGGGGAGTTTTACAAGTGGCTCTCTCATCTAATTGGCTCCATTGGCAACAATACATTTACATCCCTCTGGCCATACGGAGTTGTATAGTAGTTCCGTAAGCGAGTTCCCTCTGGTGATTGTTCGTAATAAGCTCCTTGAGAAAACGGCTTTATGCCGGAAAACATGCTGCCCCAACCTTGCATTTCCGGCATTGCATTTTCTTGTGAATATTGGTCATAAGGAACAATATGGCTTACGTCAGGAATGCGCCCTTTCTGGAAGCCTGTCAACGGATTACCATCAAAACCAGCCGTGTAATTAGCTCTTTTTGTAAGATAATCTTGTTGTAAGGCGTTTAATTCACTCGGGCTAAATCTATGTTGTGTAATATCACCTTCATCCCCAAGCCATGATCCTGCATACGAACGCATCGCTGCAGGATACATCGCATTCAATATGCTTTCTTCTGGAGCTTGAGTTTGATAAATGCGGTTCCATTCCGCCGCATTTATCGGAGCATAGTCATACTCCAAATCTCCATTTGGATTAAATTCGACACTACCCGCCATAGCCGTATTTCTCGTAATATTGCTGGGTTTTACGACCGCGTTCCGCTTCGTCCTGACCCGTCAACCTGTCAAGCATTTGCGTGACGTAGTAATTCAAGTTCCCTTCAAATTCTTCTGGAGAAACCTCTGAAGGTCTTTTGGCTGGAGTAGGCGTAGCTTTGCCTTTTGAACCTTGCGCCTTTGTTGCCTTTGTTGCCTTTGGCGCTGGCGCTTTCGTGCCTTTCGGAGCTTCCATTGATGCTTGCGCCATACGTTCACCTCGTAACGGATGACCGTAAACATCAATCGGAGGAAGTTCTTGTCTCCCCCTTCCAGCTGGAGGAAGATTGGCTTCCGCCTGACGGCCTTCTGGCTCGTAATATGCGGCCATATACGGCAACCCAACACCAGCTGCACCTAAAGCGCCTGCCGCAATTTTACCATAAGGTATTCCGCCGCGAGCAACAGGTGCACGGTATTCTGCGGTCATTTCAGGTGGCAACTCACGAGCCATCGGTGAATAGCCAAGGCGGTCACTTCCTGCAGGACCTCTCAACACATTCCCGGTCACATCTCTAAACTCACCATACGCTCCATAAGGTGCTTGATATTCGCCTCGAGGAAAACGATCAGCCTCAGATCCAACATAGCGGTAAGAAGGAACTTGCCCACCTTGGCGAGCGGGAAGCCCTCCGGGCGGAATGCCACCACGTTCCACCATTGTTTGTGGACGATAAGGCGCAACTGCTTGCCCCATTTCCTCTGGGGTATAAGGAGGAAAATCACCTTCTTGAAATGTGCCAGTGCGTCTGCCCGGAACGTAAGGACCATATTCGCCCTTGCCTTGGTTCCGGTAATAAGCAGCCATCGCATTTTCATCAAAGCGTGAACGAGGACGATCAATAAATGGACCCGGACCGGCAGGGCCTTCATAGTCATAAGCGGCAGGTGCGGGGCTTGGCATTCCACGACGTTGGGCCATCACAGCATTTGCCTCAAAAGCATTTCTGCTCGTAGGCAATGGCCCTTGTTCAATCGCTAAAAAGTCTTCTGGTCGAAAGGCTTGTGGTCTGCCCGGAGCCCTTGAACCCGCCGCGCCGCGCCGAAAGGCCTCCATCATATTCGCATCAAACGAGCCCTTCGGGGCCGCTGCTATCGGCTCATAGTTTAATGCAGGAGTGCCAGCGCCACCGAGAGCGCGAGGACCACCAGCTGCTCCGGCTTCACGTCCTGCAATTTGTGTAAATGCTGAACGACCGGGACGCGCTGCATAGAGCGACGCCACATCTGTCGGAAACGCTTCGGAGCCATAAAGTCGCCCTCTCGCAAATTCTTCGGGATATTGCTCACGCAACATTTGTTCGTAACCGAGAGAACCTAATTCCTCCCGTGTGGCCTGCCCGAAAGGCGCGCCGCCCATCGAGTTTTCTTGCATCTCTC